GTTTTGAATCCTAATATTCTGTCAAGGGCTTTTATATAATCTAGTTTGTGTGGGATAACTATCAAGTATTGACCGTATAGTCTTCTTACTTTGTCCATTACTGTTTCGGTACTTTTTACAGCCGCTCTCCATTTCGAAACCTCCGAGTCCTGTGATATAGAATTCTCCTCTTTAGAGCTACGACTACCCATTTATTCATACCTCACATTAAAACGCATTCTCCTTCATTTTCGGGATTTTCGTGAACGCTTCGAAGCGGTCCATGTAGGGAACGCGGGGAATGTTGTAGAGTTCCGTCACCGACGATGATTTTGTAAGACCGCTCTGGACCATCATTTTGCGGGTGGTGACGCCGATCCAGTCGTACCCGTATCGCATGCTCATGTATGCGTGTATGACCACGAACGCAATGAGTGTGAAAATAATGATATACGGCAACGGACTATACATTATTCATAGCATATACATAATATGCCCGGCGGACTCATGCAACTGACCGCCTTTGGGGCGCAAAATGTGCTCATTAACGGCAATCCGTCCATGTCCTACTTTACGAAACTCTACAAGCGCACCACGAACTTTGCGATGGAGCATTTCCGCCTCGAACCGCGCAACATTACCGACACGGGTCTCCCGCAAGCAGGCAACCGCACTTTTCGCTTCAAGGTCCCCAACTATGCAGACATGCTGCACGACTGCTACCTCTGCCTCACGCTGCCCGACATCTGGTCGCCCATCAGCATGCCCGACGACGCAGGAATCGGGTATCCCTACGAGTTCCAGTGGAACAAGAATATAGGGTTCAACATGATTGAAGAACTCGCCATAAACTTTAACGGGTCCACCATCGTGACCATGACGGGCGAGTGGATGAAGGTTCTGAGTTACCTGCAGGATGATGTCGGAAAGCGCCCCGTCATTGATCAGATGGTCGGAAACACGCCCGACATGTATGACCCCGCCAACTCGATCGGTCGCATAAATCAGTATCCGCACGCAATCGCGAATCAAGTGAATACGGCGCCGGGACCCTCGATCCGCGGTCGCCAACTCCAGATTCCTCTGCCCTTCTGGTTCTGCAAGGAGATCGCCCAGTCCATCCCCCTCATCAGTATGCGCCTCACCGAAATCGAGTTTGTCATCACCCTGACCAACATGTATAATTTGTTCAGCATCAATGACGTTACGACCTCGCCCTACAACAACCGCATTCTCGGAACGCCCGGGTCGACGCATCTGGGGATTCAGAATTTCCTGTCATACCCCGACATTAACGGGTTTCCCACCAACAGCGCCCTCACGAACTGGAACATGGATCCCTACATTGAGGCGAACTACATCTTTTTGACCGACACGGAGCGCGCATACGTTGCTGCCAATGAGCGCACATTTCTTATTAACCAAGTGCGATACGTCCGCAACGAAAAGCAGTATGGTCTGAACAGCGCCCTCATCCCGATGTATAATCTGTGCACGCGCGTCGTCGCCCTCTTTCAGCGCGTCGACCGTGATCTCCTGAATGACTACGACAACTATACGAACTGGACAGATCCGATGTATCCTCCCATTATATCCGGGTCTCCCTCGATCCCGCAGTTGTTTCAAGGGAACGTATCCACGAACGGCATCTACTCTTCGTCGCAGTTCATGTCGTCGGGTTACGGTTTTTCCAACAGCATGAACCAGCAGGATATTCTCGTCGAGGGCAATCTGGTCTTTGACGGGAAAGATCGGTTCTCGACCAAGAACTACGATTTTTTCCGCAATATTCAAAATTATCAATTTTCGAAAGGCAATACGGAACAGATGCCCGGGATATACCTTTACTCGTTTGCTATCGACCCCAACACAATCACCCAACCATCGGGCACTGTGAATGCGTCCATGTTCAACAAGACCTACTTTAACTACAACTTGCTGGTTCCGCCCGTGCAATCCACGTCGCTCACCACCCAGGCGTCTCTTGCCGTCCTGAGAGATGCAGTCTTCAGTCCAAACCCCGGTCCCGGGGTGAATCCAGCATCTACGGTATCTCCCGCGCCCGGTGTCCCGCCCCTCGTAAACCCTGCAGATGTAGTCGTTTTGTATTCTACGCCTACGAACCTGGACCAGCAGTATCAGGGTTACAACTCGATGGTCTACATTGAGTCCTACAACTTTCTGAAGGTTACCAACGGTCAAGCAAATGTCGTGTTTACAACATAATGGTGCCTCCGGATACTGTCCTTCCCGACGATGTAGATCCCGGGTCACCACAACCGGTTCAAATACAGATGGATCCAGTCCCACAACCGATCGTGCGAGATTTGGGCGGGTTTATCTTTTACGGCGTCGGATACAGTCTCGCCATTCTCTCGTGGTCTGTGGTCTGGGTTGCACTGATGTTTATGCTCGGCAAAATGGGCGTCACCCAACTGCCCTCTGTCTGGATACGCGTCATCTGGTCCATTCCTCTTCTCGGAATGTTGGCGGGGTTCATCAGCGGAGGAACGACCACAGGGTGGATAGCATACATATACATTTCTATATACATTATGCTGTGGATAGCAGGGGTGGTTGCACTTCTGTTTGGTCTGTATCCGCCAGGTTGGTTGTCAGTGCAGACCCCGGCGTGAGTTCCAGGATTTCGCGCATTGCTTGTGTGGGATATTCAAAATTGCGAAACAGGATCTGATTGACTTCTGCCGGACTCCACTTGCCGTCAATTTCCGGATGGTCCCATTCAAGAACGAGGAGGTCGTAGAACCCCATAATCATCTCGCGCACAATGTTGGACGAACACTTTTTGAACTCGATAATCATATCAATCCTGCCCGGACGAATCAGCGCCTTGTCGAAGCGCTCCGGGTAATTCGAGGTAAAGACCACAATGCGCCCCGACGATTCGAGCGTTCCATCCAGCAGATTCAGCAGAAACGCGAGGTCGATGGGGTCCTTGATAATGTCGTCGTCCAGTTCGGGCGCGAACGGATCTTTCGGGGCAGATTGCTTTGGGATCGGTCGCTTCCAGTCGCGGTTCAAGAGAACATCGCCCATGGCGTCGGCGTCCTCGATAATGTATACGCGCTCCGAAATCGGAATCGTATACTTTTCCAGCGTGTTGCCGTTAAAGACATGAATATCGTCGCTGAAAAAGAGATGACGGAGTTGCGTCTTGGTCTTGATTTCCGACAGTTGAATGTTGACAGGATGCCTCCGCGCGACATTGGCGATCGCTTTGATTTCCGAAGTCTTGCCCGTCCCGGGCGATCCGTGAAAGAGGAATCCAAGAGTGTAGGGAATCCCCTTGCGCTCATACCACGAGCGATTGCCCAAAAAGAACTCGACGCGCTTTTTCACGACGGGTTGCTCTTCAAAGTATACGTTTTCAAAGGTGCGCGTCGTGGAAAACTTGTGCTTTGTGTAGACTAGAAATCCGGTTGGAAGTGGGTTCTGATTCGCGCGCTGCTGCTTCTTTTTGCCTTCCACGACCTGGTCGAAATAATAAAGATCGTTGCCGAGTTTGTTGAGCATCTTGCGCTCGTAATCCTGGTTGCACGTGTCCACAAACGTCTGCAGGGTCCGGATATTGCTCTGCTTGCAGAACAGTTGAAATTTAATATTTTTGATGCTGCCCTCGTCGGCGTCGATTTTGAGCAGGCGAAAGTAAATGTCTTCGCCGACGCGCACGGGGTCAAACTCAAAGGGCAAATAATCGTGGTTGGCAATCGAAAGGAGGCGCTTGGTGGCGGGAGAGCAGGCGACGTAGTGAATGACGGCGTCCATGCGCGTCAAGAACGGCGGACTGTGACCGCCTTTCTGCTGAGGCGATACGCCCCGCTCACACTCGATCACTGCCGACATTTCAATCTCTTCTGGTGGTGGTGGCGGCGTCGGAAGAGGCGGCGCTGCTGCTGCAGGTTGCAGGTTATTCCAAAGACGTCCTAGTCCTAGCATTATTCGATGGAATGAAACAGTGTTGCTCTATTTTAACACGACGGCGATACACTTGTCTAGCGTTGCCGTTCCTTCGTAGACTGGTTTCGACCGGCGCAGGCGGAGTTGTTGCGACGCCTTTTGGACTGTTTCGGCAGTGAGGGAGACGTAGGATTTCACGTCGCGGGCAGACGCTTGCGTGTTTACGGACGGCATGTAGAGTCGTATCGGCGCCATCGTAAGTTGGAGGGGTTTTGTGGCGTAGCGAATGAGTTCGCGATACTGCTGAATGTCCAGATTGCCGCCAAACATGCGAAGAACGCGTCGATCGGGTGCAGGGTGGAGTGCTGCTGCTGCAGAATACAGTTTTCCGTAGACGGACGCCACGAGCGAATGGCGATACCATTTTTCGGACTCGGTCAGTTTGGAGTCGGCATAAATGTATGTCAGGCAGCACTCGGGACTGCAAAAGTTTCCTTCGCCGCGGTAGGTGTTTGTGTAGGATTCGTAGTGCGTCGGTATCGCGAACGACCGCCCCGAAAATGTATGGCAGTCGTTGAAGCACACGGTATCCTTGCGGTATTCTGTAATCGACTGAATCTTTGAGACCAAATCGTGAACAATTGATTCGTCAAACCTCGCCGTCGCAGAATCCTGCGACTCGCGGAGCACGTCCGAATACTGCTGTGTCGCCGCAGAGTCGGGTTCCGGTCTATAACTGCTAGTGCTCCCACTGCCTGACGATTCAATGTGGGCATCGACAAACTCCCTGCTCACCTTTAAAAAAAAGATAACCGGCGGGAGTTCGACGGCGCTGGTCGTTTCTGCAGATGTATCTCCTCCTGCTGCACTGCCACTGCCAGTCTTGACCTTTTTCGTTCGAGGGGGCATTTACATGAATGTGTTTTTTCTCTGTAAAACGAACCAGACTTTCGGAC